AGATGCTTTCTGATGTATCTGATTGTTTGTGTTTTGTTGATAAGGTGACTAAGAGTTCGAACTTCTCCTGTTCATTCTTTAGTGCTTCGTGTGCTTCTTTAAGATGAGGGTGTTCTTCAATAAGTTTCTCACGAAGACGTTCTTCTTCACGTTTCTGTTGAGTCCACTGTAACAGTGATTCTGCTTCATAGGTGAGATTGATGGCAGCGAATGAACCATGGAGTACGATCCAACTACTGCCATCAAATACTTTGATACACTGAGCTTCTAAGTCATACATCATCTGACCTTGATTATGAGCACTGGAGCTGTAACTCTTATTGACGTAAGTCGGTGAGCTACCTCCAGTAACTTCAATGTATCTACCAGATGTGTTGATACCCTTAATCATTGCTTATCTTTGTTGTGCTGGTAGCAAGTATTCGTATTCAGCAAGACCGCTGTCTACGGTGATCTTCATAGCGCCTGCGTCACTGATGTATACCTTCTTGTCGCCTTGTAGATCCATGATTGCCAAGAATTGCTTGACTGGCCATGCCCATGCTTTTGCTAGGGTACCAGTGACGCCGTTTTCGAATACGAAGTTGCCACTATGCGATGTAACATCGCCAAAGAAGATTTTCAAGTCTTTACCATCAGTCTTAGTAACGAATGTAGTTTCTTCCGAGTTAGCACTTGCTTGCTTTTTCAAGCGGGCGATATTTGCTACTTTAGGTTCGAACTCTACGTTCCATGTAGCGCCAGCGAATTTGACTGGCTTGATTTTTTCTTCGACAATGCCTTGTGACATTAGGCGATAGTCGTTAACGAAGTCACCGATTTGTGTCTCGAAGTGAATCGCAGCTGGTACATCTGTGCCATCTTTGTCTTGATACGTCATCTTGACAGTAGCATACTCATCATACTCGTCGAATGACAAGATAGTTTTGAGTTTTGCTAAGTTTGGCATACCGAATGTGCCAATGAATTCAGCGTTAGGGCCTTTGAACTTGCCACTAACGATAACTGTACGGTCATCAGCGATAGCATTGATAGCAGTCTCCTGGTCAGTACCTGTTACTTTGATTAGGTCAATAAAGCCAAGTTGACTTGTGTGACTGATTAAGTCTTGTAATGTATTCTTCATAGTTTTCCTTTGATAGTGTTATGATACTTGATTGTATCGGGTTTGTCAATACTTTTGTTTGTGAATTTGTCCAATTATTCAAAACTGAACAAGTCATCGAACGTTGAATTCACATCAGTGTTCTCACGAATTTCCCATTTGAGTACGCCTAACATGTTGTCTACTTTCTCGTCAAGTAGTACACGTTCCATTTCTGCCACATCGAATGGTAGTTCAATGAACCATTGTGGTAGTCTGAGTTGGTCAACAGGATAGGCAATCGAAGTCATTCCCAGTGGATTGTCCTTTAACTTACACACGATGATCTTCATACCATCTACAATACGCTGACTGTAGTTGTCGCCGTTCATGATGCGTAAGTAGTTCCAATTGATTGACGCTCTGACGTGTCCAGGCATGTTTACCTTGAGTGGTTTACCTGCCTTCTGTAATCGAGCTAACGTCTCAGTATGTTCGATTACTCGCTTAACGCCTTTTGGAGCGCCTTTGGTCCATGGGTCCATGTCACGTAGTTTCTTTTTGAACTCTTTGATCTTGTGAATGATGATTTCTTTGTCGTCACCATACAGCACGTTATCAAGAATTTCTGCTAAGAACACCTGAACATACTTTGGCGTATCACTACGCTTCAAGTCAAGACCCATAGCTTTGATGTCGCCGCGTTTACCGTTTACGTCTTTACGTTTGCCTTCTTTGTCATAGATGTTGACAGCGTACTTTTTCTTCTTAATGAATAGGCCGCGATCTGCTACAATTTCTCTACCGGCTTTAATGATCTCACCGTTCTTACGAGGACAGTGGAATGTACGTTCCATGAACTCGGGGAATGAAGCGTTGGTTTGCTCAGCAAGTTCATCATAGATTTGAACAGCAGTCTCTTTATTCCAGTTCTCTAAGAGAGCCGGATTCTGCTTCAACATAGGTACCGCGGTAAAGTAACACGAGTCAGTATCACCGTAGATGATAGCGTCACCAGTGTGATCGTATTCGCCACAGATTGCTTCGTTCAAGTGAGCACTCATGTGTTTTACAATTTGACGACCGGTTAATGTAGTTGACTGACCGATACGCTTATCATAGAAGCGACAGTGTTGGTTCAAGAGGGCGCCGTATGCTGAGTTCAACAGAATCTTACGAACAAGTTGACGCTTATCTAAGAACTCCTGCTCGTCCTTATCAGTAGCAGCCTTGAGTTGCTTTTGAAGTGCTTTACGTTCACTGTACCATCGTGTGAGTAGACCAGGAATGATGCCTTCCCGCTCATACGTAAAGATAGTACCGTTAGCGCTTAACAACCAAGGTTGATTACTGTCGAAGATCATCTTCCAGATTTCAGCAGCCGAAGCAGTATCACTACCGCCACGTTCCCAGTCAATCGTTAGTGTGGTGCCACGCTCTTGATTCATTACCGCAGTGTATTCAAGTGAGCCGAACAAGCCTTCCCATAGGATAGCACCAGTTACGCCTTCAACAGCACCCTCAGTATTCTTATTTTTCTTTTTCTCGCGGGCTAAGCGTTGACTCCGGTCGTGGAGATACTTGTCAGTAAGCGTGGTACGGAGTTGTCCAACGATTGTTTCCGGTGCCATGTTAAGAGCGCGGATTGTTGACGGGTACAGTGAGTTAAGGTCAACTGCTCCGATCCATTCGTGAATGCCTGTTTTGGGAGTAGCAACATAGGCACCTGCCGCTTGTGCGTCATCGAGATCATTGTCATTCTTTCTTACTTTGTTTGGAACTATTAAGTCACGTGAGTGTGCTTCATTGATAACTGCCTGCTCAATCATAGCCACAGAGCCCATAACTGTTTGTAACAGTACGGTGTTCTCGTGAGCCAGTTGATTAGCAAGGTCTAAGAACTGTAACTTAGCGTGAATCTTGTATACAAGCATAGTATCTTGTCGGTTATACTCTAAGAACTTCTTCCAGTCCTTGTTGTACAATTGGTCAAGTGTACCTTCATACTGTGTCTTGTTCTCACCAACTTCGAGTTCACCGATAGCGTCAAGTTTGTAACTGTGACGTGATTCGTAGTTATATTTTTTGTATAACTCCAATGCATCCATGTGGACACGACCAATCAAGTCATAGGTCTCTTGAATTTGATCGAACTTCTCATAGGTTCTGGCAGTAGGAAGTTGATTCCATAGACAGAATCTACGAGTGTCATCTTTGCTCATTACTCGGGTAATACGGTTGACCATGTACGGAATGTCATATCCAGCAGAGTTCCAACCAGTTAAGATATCAGCATCCTCGATCAAGTCAAAGAATGTATTGAACATTTCTGTTTCGTTGTCAAAGATGAATGTGTTCTCGAACTGCGTTGCGATTTCTAAGGCAGTCTCCTTAGACATATGACGCGGAGGGATACACAAGGTGACTAATGTATCATTCCAATCCAAGTATAGCGAGATAGCAGTTACTGGATTGAATGGGTCAGTTGTAGGACTGAACCCCTTCTCTGGATCAAAGTCCACTTCAATGTCAAAGAAGCAAGTATGTAACTTGGGTGCCAATTTACCCAGGTAGTTGTCTGCTAAGCAACGCACTACAGGACTAATGTCACTCTCGAAGATACCCTTACTTGAATGCAATCTTACTTCTTTTTGGAACTCAGTGCGTTTGCGAGTAGTGAACTTAGATAAGGTGTCGCCATTCACACTTCTATATTTGCCTTTAGGATCGGCATAATAGAATGTGTAGTTTGCGGGATATTGAACGAACTTTCTGAGTCCACGTTCATCACGCTCAACAACATTGACAATATCTTTATCTTTGTCGTAATAACAATCAACGTAGGACATTTAAGTTTCCTTCTATGATTTCTAATATATCAGTCATATTCTCCTTCAAAAATGTCTCAGTGTATCCATCTGGATACACATCAGGCGATTTATATTTTCCTATAAATTTATTCTTAACAACTTGTTCTATTGCTCTTGCCGCTTTACCAGAATCAACGTCATATCGAATGATGTTGATTGGAGTTACGAGATTATTCTTCTCAAGTTCATTCATACGTCTATCAAAGTTATTTGTGATTCCTACTTTAACGAAGTCATCATATTCCGATAGATATATAACAGCACTCGTCGCATCGTTAAACCCGTAATCAGCACAAGAAGGGCAGCCAGAGCCACCTAGTACGTTATTAGGAGTTGCCTCCCATATATGTTCACATACTTTACAGTTAAAGGTTGTCTTCTTTGCCGATAGTAAATATTCACCGTGTAGTACTATGTCTCTGACTCTTAGTTTATCATTCAGAACATCGACTGTCAATCTCTGATTTAACCGACGACATATCGGACATCCATGACCATTGAGAACATTATTAACTTTAGCTGACCATTGATGTTTACATACACGACACTCAAAAGTTGATTTAACTTTCGTAGTCACGTAATCGCCAATCATAGTAATATTTCGATCTTCTATCCGTCGATTTACTTCTTCTCGTGATAGCAACTTACACTTAGGGCAGCCGTGACCCGATAGAACATTGTTAGGCTTAGACTCCCATTGATGTCCATTAGGACATCCAAAAGTAGTTTTAGTGCCGACAGTAGTGAATGCGCCAACCATCTTGTACCCTCTAGGAGCAAGTTGGAGGTTGATGTCATCCACTGTTCTGGTCATTAGAGAGTCTTACCTGTAGTTTCGAGAATGGTAGTTAAGAGATCATGATCTCGCTGTGTTTGTCCGAACTCAGCTTTGTGTGCAATTTTAATCGCCTTCTTGAGAATGCCTGGCTTGATGTTGAGTTCTTCTGCGATTGCTTTCACTGTGTCGTTCAAGCCTTCGTTGAGTGTATCGATTTCACGTAAGACTTGGCCGCCTTCGTTGATGATCTGTACGAGTTTGATTTTTTGGTCACCACTGAAGGTTACGTTTTCTTCTTGGTAGTTACCATGCTGGTTCATTGCATCATCTGACATTTAAATTCTCCTGTTATAAAGA